GGTGGCTACACCGTGAACCACTTCTTGACCGACAACAACGCTTGGTTCCTGTTGACCGACGTGCCCAACGGTCTGAAGCACTTCGAGCGTGTTGCTCTGTCCACTTCAATGGATGGAGACTTCGATACCGGCAACGTCCGCTACAAGGCCCGCGAGCGTTACAGCTTCGGCTGGTCTGACCCCCTCGGCATCTGGGGTTCGAGCGGTTCGTCCTGATTTTTCAGGGTAAACCAGTAGAAAACGGCCCTTCGGGGCCGTTTTCTTTTTTCTGTGGCCGAGCTACACTGTTACCTGTTACTAAGTCTCAAGGTACAGAATGGACACCACAAATCTTCCCAAGACCCGGGCCGAGGCCAAGGCTGCCGGAGCTGCCTACTACTTTACCGGCGAACCTTGCAAGCACGGCCACATAGCCCCGCGCAAAACCAAAGGCGCTTGTATTGAGTGTCTTCAGGCCGAGTGGCGAAAAGCTGCCGACACACGTGCCGAATACTTCAAGTCCTACAACAAGCGCGAGGATGTCAAAGAGCGCAAGCATGCGTGGTATCAAGAAAACCGGGAGCAGGTTATTACGGCAGCAACCGCCAGACCACAGCACGTCAAACGCGAGTATCAACAGGCGTGGAAAGAGCGTAATACGGTGTGGACACGGGCTGACACCAAGGCACGTAGACGAAAGCACCGCCGCGCCACGCCCGTATGGCTGTCGCGCAAACAGAAGTCCGAGATTCGGCAGCTCTACCAGATTGCCATCACCATGACGCAGACAACCGGAGAGCAGTATGTCGTGGACCATATCTACCCCCTGCGCTCGGATGTTGTGTGCGGGCTGCACGTGCCGTGGAATTTGCGCGTGGTGACGCAGGCCGAGAACCTGCGCAAGTCAAATTCTTTGCCGAGCGATTCGGAAGCCCTTGCGTTCCCCCCAAGCACCTGATATATTGCAACCAACCCGGGGTTATCCGGTGTTGCTGACGGTCCCGGCCGACGACATGCAGACAGCGACACCCCAACTTGCATGTGAGGCTCAAATGGCTAACACCACGTTCAACGGTCCCGTTCGTTCCCAGAACGGTTTCCAATCCATCACCGTCAGCAGCACCACCGGCGCTGTGACCGTCAACTCTTCTTTCGGCACCGATGTGGTTCTGGGCACCCAGTCCCTGTCTGGCGCTGGCGCTGTTGACATCACCAACGCTTTCACCGCCCTGACCACCACCGGCGCTGCTCAAGCTCTGACGCTGGCCAACGGCACCGCTGGCGAAATCAAGATCATCACCCACGTTGTGGATGGCGGTTCGGCTGTGCTGACCCCCACCACCAAGATCGGTTTCACCACCATCACCTTCACCAACGTCGGCGAGTCGGCCATGCTGGTCTACACCGCTGCTGGTTGGGCAATCGTTGCCCTGAACGGCGCTGTTGCGGCTTAATTCGTCTCTGGGGGCTTCGGCCCCCGTTTTTGAAGGAGATTGAAAAATGATGCAAGGTGACGTTCGGTCAACGCACAGGAACACGTCGGGCACTGTGTACGCGCAGCGCACGCGGGTGAAGGGTTTTTCGATCTGCGCAACCGCCAGCCAAGCAGGCACGCTGTTGTTGAAGGATGGGGGCTCCAGTGGCACCACCTTGATTGAGATCGACATTCCTGCCAACTCGAATCCCAACTCGTTCTACGTGGCCATTCCGCAGCAAGGCGTTTTGTTCACGACGGACGTGTATGCGACGTTGACTAACATCGCGTCAGTGACGGTGTTCTATGGCTAAGAGTCCGGCATGGCAGCGCAAAGAAGGCAAGAACCCCAAGGGCGGCTTGAACGCCAAGGGTCGCGCCTCTGCGAAGGCTCAGGGTATGAACCTCAAGCCTCCCGCCCCAAAGCCAAAGACGAAGGCCGACGCCGGACGGCGCGCCTCTTTTTGCGCCCGGATGAGTGGGATGAAGGAGAAACTTACGTCCGAGAAGACGAAGAAAGACCCAAATTCCCGTATCAATAAGTCCCTGCGTGCATGGAACTGCTGATATGAAACACGAAATTTCGGAATCCACAAAACACGTCGTGGACGCCCTTTCGGTGGCCACGGTGCTCGGTACTCTTGTTGACATGCTCCCTTCGATCGCCGCAGTTTTCACGATTGTCTGGACCAGCATCCGTATCTGGGAAACCGATACCGTCAAGGGGTGGACCGGCCGGGGCAAAAAAGATGCCGTCGACGAGTAAGAAGCAACACAACTTCATGGCGGCGGTGGCCAACAACCCCGCGTTTGCCAAGAAGGCAGGAGTGCCCGCTTCGGTGGGCAAAGAATTTCTCAGCGCGGACAAGGGCCGCAAATTTGCAAAAGGTGGCGATATGAAAGAGTCCAAAGGCATGATGAAAAAGGAAGTGTCCTTCATGAAAAAGAAGGGTGCTCCCAAGTCCATGATCAAGCACGAGATGGCCGAGATGGGCATGAAGAAGGGCGGCATCGCCACTTCGCTGAAAGCTCACGCTGCTGCTCCCGCTTCCAAGGCCCACGCTGGCATGAAGGCTGGCGGCATGGCCAGCGTTAAAACCGCTGCCCCTAGCCGCGACGGTGTTGCCTCCAAGGGCAAGACCAAGGGCACCATGGTCAAGATGGCCTACGGCGGCAAAGCCTGCAAGTAAGAGGTCGTCATGGACGATACACCGCGCATGAAGACGGTCAAGGAGATGTACGAGGACATGGCCACTGAGCCGACTCGTCCGTCTTTGGGGCACACCACCAAAGCCATGAACATGGCCGACAAGATGTTTGCGCCGGTGAAGAAGGCAAAAGGTGGCTACGTCAAGGCGGCTGATGGCTGCGCCCAGCGGGGTAAAACTCGCGGCAGGATGGTGTGACATGATGGCCAGTCGCGGCATGGGGGCCGTAAACCCCAGCAAGATGCCCAAGGCCAAGAAGGTTGTCCGCAAGGACAACCCGAACGACGTGACCATGTACGCCAAGGGCGGCAGCACGTCAAAGGTCAACGAGGCTGGCAACTACACCAAGCCGGGCATGCGCAAGTCGCTCTTTGAGAAGATCAAGGGGCAGGCGACGCAGGGCACCGCTGCCGGTCAGTGGAGCGCCCGCAAGGCGCAGCTGCTGGCCAAGCAGTACAAAGCCAAGGGTGGTGGGTACAAGGGATGAAAGCCCCCCAGCAGTCGCTCAAGGACTGGACGGCCCAGAAGTGGACCACCAAGTCCGGCAAGCCGTCTTCCAAGACGGGCGAGCGGTATCTGCCCGAGGCGGCGATTAAGTCTTTGTCGCCTGCCGAGTACGCGGCTACAACCCGGGCCAAACGCGCAGGCAAGAAGTCGGGTAAACAGTTTGTGGCGCAGCCCAAAAGCATTGCCAAAAAGACAGCGAGGTTCCGATAATGGCTACGAAGAACTGGATCAAAGACGCGATCAAGAAGCCCGGTGCCCTGCGCTCGGCTCTTGGTGCCAAGGAAGGTAAGCCGATCCCAGCCAAGAAGCTGGCAGCGGCAGCCAAAGCCCCGGGCAAGATGGGTCAACGCGCCCGTCTGGCCCAAACCTTGAAGAAGATGAAGTAAATGGCAACCTCCGGAATCGCAAACTTCAACCCCGACCTCACCGAGATCGTCGAGGAGGCGTTCGAGCGCGTCGGTTCCGAGATGCGGACGGGCTATGACCTGCGCACGGCTCGCCGGTCCCTGAACCTGATGTTCGCCGACTGGGCCAACCGGGGCGTGAACATGTTCACGTTCGAGCAGGGCCAGCAGATTCTGACCCCGGGCACGGCCACCTACACCCTGCCGGAAGACACGGTTGACCTGCTGGAGCACGTGATTCGTACGGGGGCCGGGAACCAGTCTACGCAGGCCGACCTGACCATCACCCGGATCAGCGTTTCGACATACGCCACGATCCCCAACAAACTGGCCCAAGGCCGCCCGATTCAAATCTGGATCGAACGTCTGAACACCCCGCGTTTTACGGTCTGGCCGGTGCCGGACAATTCTCAGCAGTACATCCTCGTGTACTGGCGTCTGCGTCGGATCGACAACGCCGGGGACGGCGTGAACACGATGGACATGCCCTTCCGCTTCCTGCCCTGCATGATCGCCGGGCTGGCGTATTACTTGGCCATGAAGGTGCCGGGCGGGATGGACCGTTTGCAGGTCCTCAAGCAGCAGTACGACGAGGCTTGGGAGCTGGCCGCTTCTGAGGATCGGGAAAAAGCAGCGGTACGTTTTGTGCCCCGCCGCCAGTATCTGGGGAGCGGCACGTAAATGGCCAACCGGTTTGCTTCCGGCAAGAATGCGATTGCGATATGCGATCGCTGCGGTTTTCGCTTCAAGCTCACCGAGCTGAAGACGGAGATCATCAAGACCAAGCGCTATCAGCTCTTGGTCTGCCCGCCTTGCTGGGACCCGGATCAACCGCAGTTGCAGCTGGGCATGTACCCGGTGGACGACCCGCAGGCCCTGCGCAACCCGCGTCGGGACACAACCTACGTGACGGCCGGTGTGAACGCGGCGGGCAACCTGACCGGTGGTTCGCGGGACATCCAGTGGGGTTGGAACCCTGTGGGCGGCTCGCGGTTTTTTGATGACGCTCTGACGCCAAACAACTTGGTTTGTCGCACAGAACTTGGTACAGTCACGGTAGTGACGAATTAAAGGAGTCGATGATGGCTTACAAACGCGCAGCTGACGGCATCACCCGCAAGGGCAAGACCGAAGGCACAAACCTCGGTGATTCCGGCCCAACGCAAGCCATCCAGAATGGCCCCGGCGCTGGCAACAAGGGCAAGACCAACAGTGACATGCTCAAGCTTGGCCGCAACCGCGCCAAGATCGCAGCACAGAAGCGAGGCTGATATGAAGACCTATCGCAACCCCACCTACAAGCCGCTGGCCGAAGCCGGTACTGCCAACAACAAGCAGTACATGAAGGACGAGAACGTGTCCGTGGCCAACAGCCGCAGCAACGACTACAAACCCACCAAGACCAGCGGCATCAAAATCCGTGGTACTGGCGCGGCCACCAAAGGCGTGATGGCTCGCGGCCCGATGGCTTGAGGTAAGGCATGAACTACACCGAGTTGACCGCTGCCATCTGCGATTACACGCAGAACTTTGAGCAGGACTTTGTTGCGAACCTTCCTGTGTTCGTGCAGCAGGCCGAGCAGCGCATCTACAACACGGTGCAGTTCCCCTCGTTGCGTAAAAACGTGATGGGGACTACTTCGACAAACAACAAATACTTGTCTGCCCCGAGCGACTTTTTGGCGGTGTACTCGTTGGCGGTGATTGACGGTACGGGCAACTACGAATTCCTGCTCAACAAGGATGTGAACTTCATCCGGCAGGCGTATCCGAACCCGAACACCACGGCCATCCCCAAGTACTACGCGCTTTTTGGCCCGTCCACAACCAACGACGCAAGCCCAATCATCACGGACGAGCTATCGTTTATTCTGGGTCCGACTCCCAACGCGGTTTACAACGTCGAGCTGCACTATTACTACTACCCCGAGTCGATCACTGTGGCGGCGGACGGGCGTACGTGGTTGGGCGACAACTTCGACACCGTACTGCTGTACGGTTCGTTGGTTGAAGCTTACACCTTCATGAAGGGTGAGCAGGACATGATGGCTGTGTACGACGGTAAGTACAAAGAAGCGCTTGCGATGGCCAAACGTCTGGGCGATGGTATGGAGCGGCAGGACGCCTACCGCTCTGGGCAGTTCCGACAGGCGGTGACCTGATATGTCGTTTGACCAAACCCTCACGACGAGCTTCAAGCAGGACTGCCTGCTTGGGCGCCAAGACCTTTCCACCGACACGCTCAAGATCGCGTTGTACACGGCAGAGGCTGACCTGAACGCTGCGACTACGGCGTACACCACGGCAAATGAGATAACGGGCACTGGCTATGTGGCTGGCGGCGTGGTTCTTACCGGCGTCACGGTTCAGACTTCCGGCACAACGGCGTTTGTGGACTTTGCAGACGCTGTTTGGAACCCGGCGAACTTTACGGCGCGTGGTGCCCTCATCTACAATGCCAGCAAGAGCAACAAGTCGATTGCTGTGTTGGATTTTGGGTCCGACAAGACCGCAACCACTTCTTTCACCGTGCAGATGCCCGCCAACACCGCGACTTCTGCACTCATCCGTTTCGCATAAGGAGCGATCATGTTCAACGAAAAAGCAAACTCTGCCGACAGCATGACCGCTGGTTTGGTGGCCAAGACCGGTTTTGGCGAAGCTGCCAAGGGCGGCGGTGTGTTCCACGTTCAATGCTTCGACAAAGACGGTAACCTGAAGTGGGAAGACCAGATGCACAATCTGGTGGTCAACACCGGCCTTCAGGACATGAACAACAAGTACTTCAAGGGTGCTGGCTACACGGCGGGCTTCTTCCTTGGCTTGATCACTGGCCCGGCTTCTGCCACCACTTACGCGGCTGCGGACACGTTGGCTTCGCATGCTGGTTGGACGGAGTTCACCAACTACACGGGTTCGCGTAAAACCATGACGTTTGGTACGCCTACCACCGCCGCACCTTCGGTGATCGACAGCACTGGTTCTCCTTCGTCATTCGCCATTACCGGCACTGCGACGATTGCGGGCGCATTTGTGTGTACCGTGGCCAGCGGCACGTCGGGCATTCTGTTCTCCGAAGCGGACTTTCAGTCTCCCGGCGACCGCAACGTGGTCAATGGCGATACCCTGAACGTGTCCTACACCTTCAGCCTCAACGCCGCGTAATAGGAGCTGCCAATGCTTGGGTTCGCGCCACTTGCTGCGGCCCCGTTGGGAGCGCCGGGGTCTGGGGGAGTTGCTTACGACGTTGCGTTTAGTGACGCCGCTGTAGCCGCCGACACTGCCCCACAAGCTTTTGCCACTTTTGCACCGGCGTTTTCGGACAGCGCTGTTGCCACCGGCGATGCGGTGACAGTCGCCGCGTCAATCTTCAATGCCAGCACCGCCGACGAAGCAGTTGGCGCAGACGCGTTTAATGCCGTGGCTGCTTTTCTGGCAAGTTTGTCCGATGCTACGCAGGGGGCCGATTCTACGGCGGCGAACGGGGCTTTTGGCGTAGCGATTTTCGACGCCGCATCTGGGACCGACGCTCCGCAAGCTGCGGGGTCAACTTTCAGCGCGGCGGCTTCGGACGCGGCAGCAGCCGCCGATTCTTTCCGGGCTTTGGCCACAATGATCGCTGCCATTTCGGATTCGACGACGATCACCGACGCAGATGTAGCCAACTACCTGTGGAACATCATCAATACTTCACAGACAACCAGCTGGTCTGTGGTTAAAACACAATCGTGAGGGTTTTATGGCTATCGTTCTAAAAGATCGTGTCAAAGTAGCGTCGGGAGTGACGGGTACTGGCACTGCCGCACTCGGGTCTTCGGCGGATGGCTATCAAGACTTCAGCGCTATCGGTAACGGCAATATCACGTACTACACGATCGCCCAGCAGTCTGGCAACGAGTGGGAAGTTGGTAAAGGTACGGTCACTTTTACTGGCGGCACTTGGTTTCTGGCCCGAGATACGGTGTACGAGTCCAGCGCAGGTGGTACGCTCGTCAACTTTTCCGCTGGCACCAAGGACGTGTTTGTCACGTACCCCGCAGAGCGCGCCATCTACGAAGAACCCGATGGCCAGACCCTGATTGACGGCGGCCCGATCACGGTGCTTGGTAGTGGCGTTACGGTAAACCCTTCGCTTGAAGCTGAACTGGGTAAGTTCGTCGGTAACGTAAATTCGTTCGGGCAGGTGTACAACCTGAACCAAAGCGATGGGGCTTCAGCCTCCGCCGACTTCGTGGTCTACAACGACGAGACCACCGACGGCTTCACGCACTTTACCGACATGGGGATCAACAGCTCGAACTATTCGAGCGTGGACTACCCCCTGTTTACTCCCGGTTCGGGCTACGTCTTTCACGATGGCGATGACTTCTTCATCGGCAACCAGACGGCCAACAAGGATGTCGTGTTGTTTGCTGGCGGGGTGGATACCGCCAACGAGGCTGTGCGAATCAAAGGCTCCGATCAGAGCGTGGAGCTGGCTAGCGACCTGAGTGTCACCGGCACAGCTACCATCACCGGCGCAGCAGAGTTCCAAAGCACGGTGCTGCTTGACGCGGACCCCACGCTGGCGCTGCAAGCCGCAACCAAGCAATATGTTGACAACGCTGTGGCGACCGGCCTCCATGTGCATCAACCTGTGCGTGTGGCCACGACCGCAAATCTTACGGCCACCTACAACAACGGCACCGCTGGGGTTGGGGCTACGCTGACGAACTCCGGTACGCAGGTTGCGCTCTCGATTGACGGTATTAATCTTTCGGTCAACGACCGTGTTCTGGTGTGGCAGCAAACGACACAAGCTCAGAACGGCGTGTACGTCGTGACGACGGTCGGCAGTGGCTCCACGAACTGGGTGCTGACCCGTTCGTCCGATGCGGACACGTATTCCCCGCAAGATACTGGCGGCCTTGGCGGCGGCGACTACTTCTACGTGCAGGAAGGTCTGACCGGCGCAGGCGACTCGTACATCTGCACCAACGACGGCGCAATCGTATTTGGCACTACGGCCATTACGTTCTCCCAGTTCAGCGGAGCCATCACGTATGTGGGCGGCACCAACATTGACGTTACCGGGCAGACCATTTCTCTGACCGGTACGGTGGCCCCCACCAACGGCGGCACGGGCGTCAACACGGTTACCACGGGCGATCTGCTGTACGGATCGGCTTCCAACACTTGGTCCAAGCTGGCGCTTGGTTCCGCATACAAGTCGCTGGTTGTTAACGGCTCGGGCACAAACGTCGAGTGGAACGCTGTCGCGCTGAACCAGTCTGGCGCTGTTTCTGGCACCCTTCCGACCGGCAACGGCGGCACCGGGCTGACTACTTACACGCTGGGTGACATCATTTACTCCAGCGCGACCAACACGCTGGCCAAGCTAGCGGGCAACACCACGACCACGAAGTTGTTCTTGGCCCAGACTGGTACTGGCGGCGGCTCCGCTGCTCCGGCATGGGCGCAACCGACGGCTTCGGACATCTCTGGCCTTGCCCCTTCGGCTACCACGGACACAACCGACGCGACCAACATCACGAGCGGTACGCTCCCCACTGCTCGCCTGAACGGCTCCTACACCGGCATCACCGGGGTTGGTAC